TAGCTCTGAATGGTAGTAACATACCTTCGAGCTGCATTCTTACATAGCCTTTGAGTAGCATATTATTCCTTTCGGCTGCAGCTACTTCTAGCTTTTTCTTATTCTCTGCTAGTTTAATATCCTCCTCCTGCTCTCTGGCTAGGTTTTTTAGCCTAATCATTCTTAGCTGTAGGATCTCCTTCTCAGTTTTTCCCTGGAGCCTTAAACTATTCTCTTGTAAATCAAATAAATCTACCTGTTTCTGTGCAGAATCTACCTGCATCTTAGATAGATCTATATTATTCTTTAGCTCAGAAGTTACTCCTCCTACTGCTGCCTTAATATCATCCCAATATGCTACTATAGTACCTAATGCTACTACTAATAATCCTATCCCTGTAGCTGCTATAGCTCCCCTAATTCCGTTAAATGCAGTTTTACCTGCTACTCCTGTAGCTTTGAATCCTACAGATGCCTCAGCATTGGCAACTGTCTGTGCCTCTGTAGCTAATACGCTTGCACCTACTGCTGCTGTTTGCTCCTCCTGTACTACAGTTAGAATTCCTAGCTTAACTGCTGCATCTTTAATGGTAGCTCCTAATTGTTTGAAGGAATCCCTAGCCTCACCTAATGACTGTAACCCCTGTGATAGGGCCATGGCACTCTGGACTTTTAGCATGGCCCGTTGGATATCCTCACCCTCAGCTCCTACTAATCCCATAGCACCCTGAACAGCAGAGAATCCTCCAGCTACTCCAGTAAGTGATGCACTCAATGCCTTGAATTTAGCATCCGGATTAAATGCATCAGTTAATGCCTTAGCATCCCCGATCTGATCCTTTAATTCAGCAGCTCTCTTAGCAGCATTTACAGCCTGTTGGGATGTGGCACCGTACTTATCAGCTAATGCAGCTACTTCAGCCTGTGCCTCACGTAACTGAGCTTTTAAGGACTTGGAATTATCCTTTATCTCTAACTCTATTGTTCTCTTTTCTGCCATTGTCTCTGTGCTCGTTTCATATATAACTCACGCATGGCCTGTTTGTATACCCTCTTAGTAGCAGTTTCTATGGCATACTTTCCCTTAGCTATTTCTATTAGCTCGCTTTGTCCATGATGCTCATGGATACTTAGCATTTGTATTATGTGATGTATCATATTTTAATCTCCTTCTGGTAATGGTGGTATAATATCATCCGGGCTTACTGGCATGAAGTCATTTAATAGCTTCATTGTTACCTCTCCCGAAGTTAGGTTACTATTCAAATCATTAATGATATACCTCTTATCTCTAATGATCACCCTGTCATTCATTCTCAATCCTGTGAGTAATGAGATAGGCAGAATGGTTTTATATGTGGTGAGCCTATTCTTTACGTTGTATAAATTGGATAGGTACTGAAAGTAATATGTGGCAAATAGGCTCTGCTGAATTGGATAGAGATGGTAGGTAGATGTCTCAGGTGCAAAGTTCAATGAATAATCTACGTGAGCCAATGATGTGAAATCCTGTCCAAACATGGTATAATAATGTGAGGACCTTGTACCTGATACGGAATCATGATATATAATATGATTAGTCAAATAATGCACAGCACTATACTTGTATAATATCACAGGCTTAGGGATGTATGGAGCCATTGAGCTATTCAAACAATACCCCACCTGTAGATCATCACCTGCAAATTTATTAAACATCAGATTCTCGAATGGTACCTCTATCACGAATTCAGGGCCATCATATGGATACTGATAATCAGTGTTACCATACTCCTTACTCCACTGCTGGAAGTAGTATTTATTCATGGCACTCTCAGATGTTTGATACTTGAATGCTATCCTCTTGTATAATGGCACCTTAGCTACCTCCACACTACTCACATCTGCATACTCAGTGATATCAAATACCCTACCTGCTGCATACCAATCTAGTAATGGCTCCACTGTATACTCATTCAATGCAGTAGCCTCACATACCAGGTTAAATTCTTTCAATATGCCTGCAAAGAAATCCGCTATTTTCATATCAGGAGCCGCACTAGCTATGTTAGTACCTGATACGAATGTTAATGTACTGGTAGTATACTCAAAATAATCTACCATGGTAGCACCATAGTACAGGAATGAATGCTTAACATACACATCTATTACGGATGCTTTCTCAGTTCTAATGCTAAATGTATACGTCTCATCTAACCCATATACGTTAGTACTTAGGATGTTACCGGATACTGATAAATCTAATGCATCAATGGTATTAAAAAATACCCCATTTCTGTACACATCTATGTGCCATGTGGTAGCAGATGCTGATACGGATATAGGAATGAAATCTATCTGATGGTAGGATGCACCTGCACCTGATAGATATACGAACTGAATGCTGTTATCTATGTAGGATACATACGGTGTTAAATCATACATAGTAATGGATGAGCTATTCACTCCTGTAATATCTATTCCCTGTGGAGCTGAACTGAATGATGGTACATTCTTATTCTTATACCATAGATAGGCTGCTATGAATCTTTCATCAGCAAAGAAATTACTATTGAATGTAATGGCATACCTTTGCTCAATCAATCTCATGATAGTATTCAATCTAACTGCAGGGAATAATTCTGCCTTAGGATCTATACGGCCTGAATTAGTATGGATATCATTATTAGTAGTAGTGCCTGTTACATAGTTAGGTAGTGTATAGTTACCCTGTGCCCCGTTGTATTTCCATAACCTGTTAGAGGTAATCAATGGCCATGCTACATCTGGATCAGGATAGGTGCCATCTATTCTATCCACTATCTCATCTAAGGTCCAGTCATGCTCATATGCTGAATAATCCAGATCCTTTAATTTATCATCCCCGAATTTATCCTTTAAACTAACTAGCTCCCCATAGAATGTGATGGTATAATCCTGCACCCTGCCGTTAATTACCGTAGCTTTCTCCAGGGATATCCTCCCTTTTCTGAATGTAGTTAGATCTATCTCAATATAACCATCTCTACGTAGGCCATAATCCAGTGAGCCATCTACAGCATTCTCATAGAAGTGTTCAAATATCTGGTTATTATTGGACGTACCCGGCACAGTGAATGACTGGCTCATATCAGTGTGTGTCTTACTAATATCAGTTACATTCTGAATGCTAGTACTTACCTGTATCTGCTCATCATTGAATAGATCTAATGCTCTACCCTCTATGAATACCTTTATCTGTCTATCCATTATATAGCTGTTTGAATCACATCAAATGCCAGCTCTATCTCTATCTGGTAATTGATAGTTTTGTTATTGATATTTTTCTGCTTATTAATGCTCTTAGTATTCACCTTTGCAGGCACTCTCTTATTCCCATCCACCCATATTACTCTCTCACTGAGTAGGAGCTCCTGCATAACTTCGCCATAGCTCTCATCCACCCATCCAGTATTCATGATATACTTACGTATCCCGTTAGCATTGAATACTCCCCTCTGGCCTTCGCTTAATGTCATTGGATACACATCACTCATCATTAAATTATAGGTAGTATTAGTTACATCTAACAGTTCCTGGGATGCCTTAAAGAAAAACTCTCTTTGCCATCCACCAAATCTATTTAGAAAATCAATAGTCATAGGCTCATATCTGCACTCCTCCTTAGGAATGAATGTAGCCTCCCATTGTAGGACATTCATATCATCATATATTTGCATGAGATTCCCTGCACCATAGTATAATGGGAATACCCTATATAAATCATATACCCCTGCCAATGCATACGTGTTAATCTGGCTAGCACCTGTGAGTAGATTCTGCCGATATACTGACCAATCCCTATCCATAAATGCAGTAACTATTCCAGCTCTATGTGCTCCAATGGATGCAGGAGTATTAGTAGAATCATACCAGTAGTAATGCTTAGTGCCATTCCCTAGTAGGATATCCCCTCTATCTACATTCGTGAGCTCTTCATAGTATCCGTATCCATCATAGCATCTAGCTGTTACTGTTGAATCTAGGTAGTAGGTACCTCCTATTAGATTATATGTTTTGTACTGCACATAGGTATATTCATCATACTCAGTTAAATCATTCACAGTATTATAATTCATACCGTTGCTTTTATGCTTCATATACTCCCTTAGATACGGGCTGATGTTATAGAGATTCTCAGTAACTGAGGTAGCAGGAATCAACTTGCTAAGTGTGTACGTTGGGGATCCTGGTGCAGTGCTCCCACCATCATAGATATATAGCTCTACCTTAGAGCCTGTTTGTGATACATCATTAACTGATACTATGTACGGTGATCTAGCGAATATCCTTATCATTTCTTTTTACTTTTTATAACCTGATCTAATGCCTCTAATGTGAGCTCTTCCATATCTAGCCCATACTTCTTAATTAACTCATCTGGTAGCTTTTTGTAACCCCCCTCGAATGCCTTAGTAAAGAATAGGCTAGGTTTAATCCCCTTCAAAAATATACTTCGAGCTATCAGGAACTGCAGTGATTTTCTAGGTAGTAGCTTTCCATTCTCATCTCTTGGAGCTATCCCTTTCCTTACTAACCATCCATCCAATTTTTTCATAGGTGGCATCTTA